TCGCTGTGTGATATTGCGTTGGTTTAGACCAGCGGTAGGGCGGAGGTCGTCAGCACCACCCGTCAAGAAAGGAACATCGCCGTTTAGATCTAACCAACCCTCCAAATCAAATTCACGGGCAAGACGATTTGCTTCACTAGCGTCACCTAATACACGAACGATACGCACATAGTTGCCGCCATCAGCATCACCTCTGACTTCAATGAACGCATCAGATCGACTTAAAGCCTCTTGGTTATTAATGAAGAATTGAGTAATGTTGTCGGTATCAATAAGATCATCAGCCTTATCGATAACAACCATAGCGCCCTCTTCAATTCGTTGGCCCGTTAGTGGATCAAAAACGCCATAATCACCAACATTATTCATTAAGCGCCGAACAACAGCATCACTCTCAGCACTAAACTGACGCTCTCCAACTTCAAAGTATTCACTGTTTCTACGAGCAACATTGTCGTAGCTATTAGGATTAGAAGCTACGAGGTAGTCATCACGGACAGAAGCGTACCAGTTTTCATATTGCTCAGGAGTTACAATACCAGCCGGAGGTGTAATAGGCCGAACGATCAAACGGCCATTGCTATCTTGCACAACCTGCCCATACTGAGTAGAGGTGTTAGGAAGCAGGGGGCCAAATCCCATACGCTCATAAATACGAGCCCGTGTATTAGTTTCTCGTCCACCAAGCTCTACAAGTGTATTTTTAGCTCGATTAAGAAAATCGACCTGAGTACCTCTTTCAGGTCCATCGACCTTCATGTATTCAAGATCGTCAAACTCAAGCCCGCTGGCTTTAGCAAGACGGCGTGCTACTTCTAATACTTTTTCCTTAGGTGCAGCAGCGTCCATCCGCCTTTGCTGCGCCCCAGAAACCCTTCTAAGTGAGTCGTCAGGTATGGGCAAGTTATAGAGAACTGTGCCAGGTTCAAAGTTACCCTCAGCAATCAACCTGCGGAAATCAGTTCGCATTCTTCCCAGGTTAATAGCACCTGTGCGTGTGCCTTCTACATCCCAGGAAACTTCAATGGCACCTTTATCTTCAGTAAAAAACCACTCACCTTTCATATCGCCGCCTAGATCGACGGGACGAGTCACATAATTTTCACCGACAAGCTGTGCTGATAAAGGGTTTTCAGTACGAGGGATCGAAAGGTCAGCCTGTACATCAGCCTCACGCGCAGCGGTAAGACCTGCGGTAGCAGCCTGCTCATCAGTAGCGCCACCATTTTTTGCAAGCCAAAAAGCAACTCGACCAGAGACATAACTGACGGCAGCGTCAGCAGCAATGCCAAGACCAAAGCCTTCGAGTGCTGTCTTAAATCGGCTAAGCCAGGGGTTTTCACCTTCCTCTACAGCAAGAGCAGTAAGCCATGTGGGATACCACTCAGGCGCGTGCTCTTTGATGAGGTTGGAAAGGTTGCCATCTTCAGGGCTGGAAATGAAGTCAGCAGCAAGGCCACGCAGACCGCTCTGAACAATGCCAGCGCCACCAAACCCACCAGTGGCATACATGAGTACACCGAACTCACCAAAACCAGCAGCGACCTTGCCGATGCCAGTTTTAGCCATACTGTCGGAACCAAGATCCCATTGGAATGCTTGGTATTTATCACTGAAGATATTGTCCTTTTCCTCTAGAGGGACAATCTCAGGGAACAGTTGATTGAGAAATGTGCGCCCAGTGTCACCAATAAGTTCACCAGTTTCTAGGACACTTTCCGCCGCACCAGCAATGGATTGGTTAAATACCTCAACAGGTTCATTGAGATAATCGCCAACATTGAGTTCACGGTTTTCCTCCGCCTCAGCAGCTCGACGCTGGTTTTCCCGCATCTGCTCAGGTGTGAACTGATCACCCCCAATAAGATTGTCTAGGGCATCAGCTACAAAAATAGAGGCGGATCCAATAGGGTCACGGATATTGTCTGCAATAGATGGAGCATCTACAGGCTGAGTATCCTGTGTTTCTGGTGTAGCTGCCTCAGCAGCAGCAGGAGCGGCAACATCTTCCTCAATCTCACCCGGAGGAGTAACAGTTTGACCTAGGTCTGTCTGCTGCTCTTCCTCATCACTAAATAGATCGTTTACAAAGTTAAACTGTTCGGACATAGTAAATACCAATATGCCCGGCACCGCAGTGGGGGCTTATCAATTAAGTAGTTGTTGTGCGTAAGTAAACCGCTTGCCTTCATGCCCATAACCCCAGTATTGAACTGATGCGGCCCGCAGGTCGCGTGCTCCAAAACCAGGCTGGGTGAAGACTTTGTAAGCCCAAGGGTTACGTTTTTTCATTTCCCATTTCATAGCCTGTAGCTGTTCATCAACAGTGGCTTCTGTAATGGGCTTGCCTAAGTAAGATTCGATATTGCGTAAACGGAAGTGATTTCTTTCAGCGTCATCCATCCAGCTAATAAGACCGCCATTGCGGTCAGAGCCATCACCCATGACTTCGTCCCAGGTACGCTGTCCACGCCAGCCAGATTCTTGCTGGATGTTGCCTGCTAGATAGGCTGCACCTATATCGGTAAAGCCCAAAGCTTTTAGCTTTGCATATCCCTGCCTCATAGATACAGTGGCAAGACCGCCTTGGGATGGAGTGGCGCCAGGGTTAAGACTTTGCAGCCTCAGCTCTGTCAACGATGGTTTGCCATAACGCTTAAGTTGTGCGTCAATAAAAGCAGCGTCAGGCATATCCAAAAATGCTGCTATATTAGAACTTCTATTGGAAACCTTACCTGTTGTCATCAGAGATTGAACATCAGCTTCAAGCTGTGCAGGTGTGATAAAACTATCTGTATCTGCATCTAAGCTAATTCTATGTCCAAATGTAGACATAGTTTTTCTAATATCAGTTACCGATTGGGTAGTAAAATTTTCTGATATTTGACCGATGGAGGCACTTGTAGAATACATAGGCGCTTTGAACGTCTGAGGAGCGCCAACTTCTTTTCGATGAAGTGTATATTTGTCTTGACTCATGACCTCGGCTCTAATACTTGTAACAAGTCTGCCAAGTTCATTGGGCTTATTTACAAGTGATGGGTCTGCAGCCAATTCAGACATAAGACGTTCGTGCATCTCTTCGTAAGCAGCATCCATACGGAATGCCATTTCAGCCAATGCGTCGGGACTGATTGTGGCTTTATTAGAACCATCTAAAACAAATTTATCAAGTCCTTTCTTAACTGGTGCAAGTGCCTCAGTTACTTTGTCAGACCACACCTTTTCAGGATGAGCTTTAAGCGCAGCATCTTGCTGCTCTTGAGTAATCAAATTCTCATCCTTCATAGATTGGATTTGAGCGAGAGTTTTAGTACGAAGAGAGAACTGGGCGTTAGGGTCGTAGTTGTTTCCCTTAGAAAAAATCAATGCAGCAGCTTGCTGACCTGCGAGGGTGCCCGTACTCCTAAGCTCATTAACTGCCTGTTGAACAGTTATTTCACGATTAATAAAACGTTCTTTAACATTCTGAATGCGGATACCTTCTTCAGCATTTTTCAGATTAAATAACTGAGTTGCAGATGTGCGAGAAGCTCGTTCTGCTTTATCAAAGATGTGGTCATACTCTTTCCCAAGGAGGATGCCATTGGAAAGACGGTGATCGCGAAGACGCCTAATAGCTTCAGTGCGACCATCTTCGTTAAGGTTGTTGACATATTCTTGAAGTGTTTCTGCAGTAGCCGCAGTGCTATTAACACCGTTGTATCCAATGTTGCCGTGTACAGCAGCATCTACAGCTTCATCGAAGTTTGTACCTACAGTTTCAAATGTTGCAGAATCTGCTAGGTTAGAAACTATCCCAGACCATTCAGCTTTGTTAGCTGCTTGTACTTTTTGAACATGCTGAGCAGTGACCTGCCTAACAGTATTTTGAATTGCATTAAGAGCTGCTGGCTTAAACTTTTCAGCGATCTTGATACGATCGAGACCACGCAATCCAGCTTTCTCTGCAAATTTTTGGACGATCCTTTGGGCATCTAGATAGCCATCAGCACCAGGACGAATAAGACCCTGAGCTGAAGCATCTAAAAGCACAGGCTCAATCATTGCAGCAGCAGAATCAAGGTTGCCATTGACGCGGCTGATTTGTTTGAAGAACGTTGATTGCTGAAGATCAGATGCAATCTTTTGATCAATAGGATCGTTGCTGTCTCGTAGATCAGCGACAGAGTTATTGATTGCCGTAGATTCAGCTTTAATAGCTGTATTTTCTGCATCAACAGAGCTAGTATCTACAGGCTCATTGTCAAAGAAAGTTGAGCCTAGTCCAATAGCTTCGTTAGCTTCGTTAGCAGCTTCAAGTTTTTCTGCTGCCTCAAGCTTAAGCTTCATGACACTGCCACCAACCTCTAAAAGGCTGTTGACAGCAGATCCAATGAATTTGATCTTAGCCGCTTGCAGATTGTTTTTTGCTTGCAATGCAGCGAAGTCAACTTGCATTTGAGCACGTTCATGGCCGTGCTCCATCTTCATAGTGTTGGAGTCAAAAAGCTGTTGCGTTGCTAGTGCATCTCGCTCTTGACCTTGCTGAACCTTCTGAGCACTAGAAGCAATCCTCTGTTTAGATTCAAGCTCTAAGTTTTCTTGCTGCTGTTCACGATTGATTTCTCTCGAAACAGCCTGCCTATCTTGCTCACGTGCTTGCTTCCAACCCTGCAGTTGCTTATCAGATGATTGTGCTTTGACAGGATTAAACTTGACGCTAGTATTTACACCTTTATAGCGTGCGCCGGTTACTTCAGATTTGTAGATACGACTCATGACGGCAGACCAATAGCTAGCGTAGAACCATCGATAAATGCTGGAGTATCAGGCATTGAGGGCATATATGGGTCAGACGGCTTAAATGAAATTTCAGAATAAGCTTGATTGTCTGCAGATTGATTTTGGATATATGCAGACTCCATAGCAATGGATGCAATATCAGAGGCAGCTCCAAGCTGTGCAGTTTCTTGTGCAGTAGCAAAGCCAGCTTGACGTTCAACATCATTCAACAAAAGTCCGACTGACTGACCAGTGCGACCTGCTGCAAGGATAGTGCCTTTAGTGCCAATAGATTTAGCCAGAATTGCTTGCTGTTCAAATGCAGCTTTCTTTTTAGCCTGGATTAATTTTGCTTGTTCTCCTTTGTAAACGCGGTTTGCTGCCTCAGCGTTTAGATCTGTCTGCAGCCTTGCACGCTCAACGTCACGCTGATAAGTGATACGCTGCGCTTCATTGCGTTCCATGATCGATGCACGATCATTAAGAACTTGTCGCCGCTGCTGCTGGTATTGCTGCAGCATTGAAGCGTTAGTTTGTGCAACTTGCAAATTATATGCTTGTTGATTTTGTCGTTGTGAAAGAATCTGGTTTTGACGCTGTTGATCCTGCTGAAGAATCATTTGCTGTCGGTTCATTTCTTGCTGGCGCTGAGCTTGCTGCGCCTGCATATTCATTTGGGCCTGCGCTGCTGCAGCCTGCTGTTGCATTCCAATAGCGGCTATGCCAAGTGAAGCAACAGTAGAAGCAATAGCAATGTTGGCTGTTAGGGCGGCACCTGCTGAGATGCCTGCAGCGGGGGCTGCTGCTACTACGCACATAGTTTTACAATTTCATAATATGGAAGAGCATCAGGTCCAGTTGGGACTGTACGCAAAGCGCGAAAACCTAGATGCTTAAGTAGTTTGTGGTGGACATCATTTCTGGCATCAGCCAGATTCCATAAAAGCTTGTAATCAGATTCGACCTCCCTGAGCCAAGCTTTAGCTCCACGCACAAAGGTGTGCGGTTTGGATGTAATCAGTGGAGTGCATAGCATCCAGATTTGACCTTCTGTAGGGCTTAATCGAACGACGCCAGCAATACCAGCTGGACTACCGTCAGTGTCATGAAAGAACGTAGCGTGTTCACTAATGAGCACCCCAAAAGGAACATGAAGGGGGGACGAGCCTGTACCCCTCAGTTCCTCTAGGTCTTCCTTGCGTAGATTGTTAAGCACCAACAAACCATCTTTATATGTGGCAGTGCGGTGATACTTAGACATTACATCAGGCGAACGCCTCGGTTGTTGTAGTGACCTTCCCAGCGATAACTGGTGATAGATGCGGGAAGTGGGTCAGATGCCTTAATAGTAAGAGTGGCATAATCGCCACGGCTATACACAGGAATCTGTTGTGTGCTGATCTCATCAATAGCAGCAGCGTTAGCTGAATAGATATCAGCAACAGTTGTATCAAGGTCGACTGATTTAAGGTCGTAACCTCGTCTTTCAATATCTACAGAGTATCGACCTGAATAATACAAATCGAGATAGACATTTTCAATCATCGGAATGTTAAGGCGGTCAGCACGCTTTTCTTCTTTGACAAAGAAAGATGGAAGCTTGACCTTCATGTCATAGTCCAAACCAAGAATAAAATCTTGATCGGCTAGATCCTCATCGATAGTCACAAAATAGCCAGTTGAATCAGATTCAATGTCGGGGCTACGATAAAGAGTGCTGTTACCGTCAAGGGTGAGAATAACGGTTGGCTGAGTATCAACAACAAACGATCCAGCTGGGAACCGAATAATCTTTTTACCAGCCGCCGAGGATGCAGCAACAGTGGTCTGTGATTTCAGAAGACTGTGGTCAAGCCGTGGGGCAAATCTGCTACCAAATGCAGTAATTGGAGAAGTACGAGGATCGTCTAACATCTCCATTTTTAGGAGAACATGAGACGTGCCATTGCGACAAACAATGTATCCAGTGTCATGGTCAAAGCCAATACTTTCTACAGGGCTAGGCATGATCCATTTAGACCATCCAGCGAGGCTGCGCTCATTGCCTGTATTGAAGAATTTGAAAGTCCAAAGGGTTTTAGATCCATCACCAAAAATGCACAAGCTGTTGTTGGGGCTAGACGCTGCAAGCGTTAATCCTGGTGGGATGTACTCAGGAACAATGCGGGTGTTTTCACTGACCACAGGACGGTTGTCCACAGAGTCCACAGCCATTTCATAGACCTTGGTGAAGGTGTCAGCCTCAGTGCTAAACAAGATGGAAACACCCGTTTCAAGAGGTGCGATGTCACTGCTGTAGCTGTACTGAGACAGCTCTTTGATGGTGACAGTAGAGGGACCAAAGGCTGTCTCGGAGGTGGACAGCAGGAACTGGCTGTTTTCAGCAAACAGCAGCAAACCCTTAGGAGTACCTAATGCTGCCTTCAGAGAGGCTGGTTTAGTGCTACTAGCTGACATATCAATAGGGTCAGCATCACTAACAGCGATAGCTGAATCAACAAAGAAATCAAAGAAGTCACCTGGCTGGCTAAGTACAATAGTATCTTCTGACAAGAATCCAAGGCGATTCATGTAGAAGACCATGCCTTTAATTTTGTTGCCAACGAAAGTAGGATTAGGATTACTTTCCTCATCGCCAACATCTCTGGATGCCCAGCTCAGTTCATCATTGTAGGTAGATGAAAGTTGTCGAACTGTAAAGGTACCATTCGCCTCACGAATCATTGCATGGGGCATAGTGTTGGGATTCAAGTCCGTAGTAATCCCAGGCTTATGAGTTTCTTCCCAGGAACCCTGACCAGGGATTTCTCCAGAGGCAGGTACAAACTTAACGTAGTAATCATCAGCATCTGATTCAGATGAGTTTCTTACCAACAAAATAACGCCTTTGACACATTGCCTAGGCAGAAGACTTACATCGTTGACAGAGCCTTTAATACCATAGAGAGCGTTATTAGTAGTACCACCTTTAGTTTGAATGTTAAAGTCTCTACCATCAGTCCGCCTGATAACGATTACGTTACCGACAGGAGTTGCAGAATATCCAGATAAGGCTTGGATTGAACTTGTTAAACTAGATACAATCAAGTTTACATCGAGAGTACCTGAAGTTGCGTTGGCTGGGGTGGTATAAGTCGCAGTCGCCTCAGCCGCATAGCTATAACCGAAAGCCTCATCTTCGACGCGGATCGTATAGGATTGCCCGCTGAGAGTAACGTTTACAGAATCTCCAATACGCCAGTTAGATCCACCATTGGTTAAAGTAACTCGGGAAGCATAGACACTTTTGTAAGAAAAACTGCTGGTTGATTGGGCCTGTTGGACTGAAGAAACTTGGAAACTTAAGCCATAAGATGATCCAGCGGGTGCGATATGTCCACTGGATAGAGTAGTATTTGCTCCGATAGTACCAGAATCACTAATTACATAACCTGTGGCCCACTCACCTGTGCCGTTAGTTGTATAGTTTTGGATTGTAGCAGTAGGAGAACTATAGTTTTTAATGTCTGGATTGCTGAGAGCATTCTGTACTCTCACCTCAACTCTGACAGTTATATTGCCAGCGGGAGTTGTTGAAGTGAAGTTACGATATAGATAACTACCAACAGCATAGTTTTCCGCTGATCCAAAATTTACTGTGCCCCAAAGCTGAGGTCCTGAGTAAGCGAAATCAGGAATAGAACCACCGCGCCATTCAACTGCAGTGGGAAAGAAAGCACCATCTGTTTCTTCAGTTACAAGAGTTGGTGAACAGCTAGTAGTTAATGTAAAACCTAAACCAGTCTTGGATCCAGAGTTTTCAGAAAATGTTTGAGTGCCAGCTTTTCCACAGTTACCGTTGGTATCGTCTTCAAAAGAACCTGGGCTTACAGAAAGTTTACTAGCACGATATACTTTCTCCTGCTGCGTCTGCTGACCATCTTTTAGAAAATCAACTGTGTATTGTGTGTTGTATGCAACTTGGTTGACAACAACTAAAGCTTCAGGATTGGTCTCATCATCAGAAGCGGCATCCATAGTTACATTCTTCTCAGCGTTACAGAGAAGTGTGTAATCGTTGATGGTCAGTTGCTGGATATTTTTTGGATCAGAAACTTTTAGGTATTCACCTGCAGAAGAGGCGATGTTGACGGTCTGCTCAGCTCCAGTATCGGCGTCCCAGACACGGATGCTGGTAGAACCACTGCTGGTGTAAATCGCAGAGACATACCTCTCAGTTCCGTTACGGAAGATGTTGAACCACTTAGCCCCCTCAGGGACGTTGGTAGCCAGCTCTCCCACAAACTGCGTAGGCGGACGCTTACGGCAGCCAAAGGTGGGATCGAGAAGTACGTTCTCTGCCTCTTTCACCTGGCCGGGAAGCTTGAGCGGATCAGGCTGCTGACTTACACCTCCCAACAGGTTCGGGACAATTTGAGAGATAGCGGCCATAACTACGGACGGAGGAGAACGTTAATAGGTCGGTGTGCGGATTTCTGATAGGTGTCATCGCCATCGCCATCAGCGAAGATTGTGTAGTTACCCTGCTGCGTGTCGTACTCCAGAAGAGTTGCACGAGCAATGGTCTCTTCGCGTTGGCCGAAGCTCACAGCTTCCTGGGAGCCAACGGAGCGACCGGCAAAAACGTTTGCTGCACGAATGGTGATGTAGTTCTTAAATGCTTCGGGGAGATCCTCAAAGTCAAAAAGCCATTGGACATCCAGCTCTTGCTGTTTATCGAATGTGTAGGTGTGCTTAACACGGTCGTACAGCTTGCCGTTGCGGATCACGGTTTGCGTGCCGTCACCGGGCTTGGTGTCGAGCTGCAGCACGTTGTCAGGAATGACGATCTCTTTGTTGCTATCAGGAGTAAACGGATACCCACGCTCCGTGTTGTACTCCCAGCCCTCAGCAAGGACTGCAATAGTAATCTCATCTAGGATTTGTTCAGCCATCTCCACCAACGGATTGCCTGACTCCAGGTTGGTGACAGGAGCTTGGCCGATGTTAGAAATGATGGTATTGACGGCTTGTAGTTTAGTCGCCTTTTTAATTGCCATTTATTTACTTAGGGAATGGGAAGCCCAAAGGCCCGAAGGCCTAAGGGTGGGTATAGATCAGGCAGCTTGGAGAGAACCAGCCACAGAAACACGCAGGGTGTCGGCACCCATCGCGAGTTTCCCGACCACAAGGTCACCTTGGTATTGGCGGAAAGTCCAAAATTTTCATTCTGGCCCAGACTATATCTTCATCCCAGAGGGATGCTGGACGCTAGTGGCGTATTACATGAGGAGCGCCTCATACCGCCTAGTCGTTGCACGTTCCTCTCACGCTTGAGAGGCTTCGCTCAGGATTGCCTTAGCTATATGCCTTAGGTTTCCCTGAATTCATCCAGTTGCACTTATACGTTGCCGCATAAGGACGCCTAATTGACGTTGAAATCACCAGAGGTGGTTTGGATCGAAGGAGCCACGGAGGTGAGAACACCCGCCGCTTCTCTATGAAACACCAATCCGGCAAGGTTGGTGTTGTTCACTGCGTAGTCATTGTTTTCACCAGTGACAGCAGCGTTGTTCGATGCAGTCTTGCCGTACTGGGCAGCCAGCACGTTGGACTTCAGGATTCGGATTCCGGCAATCTGGTAGATGCCGTCGCCCGTTGCAAGCGAACCGCCGGAAGCGCCAAGATCCCGAGACAGGATGTTGGTGTCCACAGACGAAATCAATTTGTAATCAGTTATTCCATTATTTCTAATGGCCCAGACTATATCATCATCCTTTAAGGATGCCGGACGCTATTGGTGTATTACATAGGACGCTTCCTAAACCACCTAGTCGTTGCACCTTCCTCACAAGATCGTGTGAGGCTTGGATCAGGATTGCCGTAGGTTTTACCCCTTAGGTTTCCCTGAGTTCATCCGGTTATTCGATTGCCATTGCTGACAAAAGCAGCGTTACTTTTAGTTCACTGAGTAGGGGAGAGCACGCAGACGCGGCCGTCCTGAGGAGCATTACGGGTATCGAGAGTTGCAGCAGCGGTGAACAGACCATCAACGATTGCTTGTGCGTTGTTGGTGTTACCAGAACCGATGTTGACTTGGAAGCCACCAGGCTCACCAGTCACCACAGAGTTCTCGGTGGCAGCCTTACAAAGGACGCGACAAATGCGGTCGTCCATATGCAGCGCGAGGGCCTCGCCGATTTGTTTTGACAGCTCAGATCTCGTGTCAAATTGAGAAAGAACGCTGTCTAAATCGTAGGTAAATTGAGAACTAATGAGCAAATCATCCATCAGGATGGTCTTCTCATTTGCCTTCAGCGCGGTATCGCCCAGGATCGGTTGTCCGGGGGTGTGATCGTGTAAATCTGTACTTTCATACAGCACGGACTATATCTTCATTCGATGTGAATGTCGGACGCTAATGATGTATTACGCGAGACGCTTCTCGCACCATCTAGTCTCTGAACCTTCCCTTTAAGCGTAAAGGGCTTGGCTGCTGATTGCCATAGCCATGGCCTTAGGTTTCCAGCAGTTCATCCGATTTAAGCTGGGCGTCAAATCCACCCAGCGCTGAGCTTACCCGTCAGCAGGAATTGCTTGGACTTACCACCACGGAGGGTGTAGTTACGCACAAGACCTTGGAAGATCGTGGCGGAGTTGAAAGCGGTGAATACTTCCGTGTTATCCATACTTTCGTATGGCACTGACTATATCTTCATCCACATGGGATGCTGGGCGCTAATCATGTATTACGTTCCACGCTTGGAACACCATGTAGTCGATGCACCTTCCACCAGAGCGCTGGTGGCTTGGCTCAGGATTGCCATAGCATTAGCCGTAGGTTTCCCTGAGTTCACCCAGTGTGCAACTGTCATTACTGACAGAGGCGGCAAAGTTATTTACCGGAGAAAAGCTTCAGAGCGGTTGCATACTTAGTTGCGTAAGTATTGCCCTGGTTACCATTCACGGCATTAGGCCGTGTAATGTTTGCCATGTTAGTCATGGTTTTAATTAAATAAGAGGTTTATAAGTTTGCGAATCGATTCTAAGTTTTGTCTGTTTAGGGCCACAGACAGGGCACCGGCACCCTGAGAGTTGTCCACCGCAGTGGGCTCAAAGGGCAATCAGAAGGGGATCCGACTCTGAGGTGTCCCCTTCCTTTAGCTCTAGGCCCCCTATCCCTAGATCCTTAAACCGTTCTTCGGGATGGTCAATGTATAGGGGGTCAGATACAAGGCCTCTGAGGGGGCCAGCGATCAACGCTGTTTCAGGTATGCCACACCGCGATAGGTGAGCTTGGTCTGTTTCTCTGCAGCCTTTTGAAGACGGACTGCATGACGGATTTGAACTTCGGACATGAGTAACTCCACAAGACCTAGGCCGCGTTCCATGCCTAAGCAGACCCGTCCCTGAAAAGGGATGAACGTACTGGAGTTATCAGAAGCCCCACTTAATGCCAGCCTTCAGGCCGACAGCAGGATCACCTGAGGTCGTAGCACCTGCCACTTCCCCATAGACGGATGCAGAAGAGCTGACAGCCACGGAGCCGCCAACCTTGCCACTGAGTTCGGTAGAGCCGTCTCCACCATCTGGAGCAACCACACTGGGACCACCCTGGACATACCAGGAATAGGCACCTGAGGAGCCTTCATAGCCAACATGGATGTCTGTAATGGTCGAGCCCAGGTCTCCGCCTGAGTACGACTGGTTGGCTTCTACGTTTACGAAGGGTGCGGCGTGTGCGCCGTGGGCGGCTCCCAGGAGGAGACCAGCAATAACAATGGATTTCATAATGGATTAAAGAAGATCGTTGCTCACCGCAAGTCGGGCTTCGACATCAGCGCGGAAAGCTGGATCGGTGTTGTAATTGGGATTGGCAATATCGCGAGCAAGCTCGGCATTGCTTCGGTACGGCTGAACGCCTGAGCTGGCTTTCTGTCCGCTGATAAGCGGAGCTTCATAGCCAACGTCGCCACGGAAGCGATTGTTCAGCGCCTCTACTGCAAAGCGAATTGCAGCAGGGTTGTTGGTTGCAGTAACTGCATTGAAGTTTTCGATCTCGGTCTGATCAAGGTTCTGACCAGCCCAAGAGATCATCTCCGTATAGGCCTCTTCGCCACCAATCGATTGCTTAATATCGGCAATGGCTGACTCTTGAAGCTGGGCTTGCTGAGCAGTGGCTTGAGACTGTTGATAATACTGAAGGTAACTTTTGATGAGATCTTTTTGATCCATCTGCGCGAGTCGCTCGACAGCTTCGTCAGAGATGGAGCCCGTCTCATCGAACTCTTTACCGAGCTGCTGCATGTAGTCAACAGTCTCGTTAGTTTCCTCAGGCTCGGGCTGTTCATCAACGGTCTCCTCAGCTTCAGTGGTTTCTTCAGTGTTCTCTTGGCCTAGTTTCTTCTCAAGCTCTTTGTATGCTTTGAGTAGATCCTCGCTAGATTTGAACTTGCCATCAATAAGACCGACGCCTTCATTCTCAGCATCTGTCTGTTCAAACTGACGAGCTTTGTCTTCAGCTTCTGCCTGTGCAATGCGCTCGCCTTGAGCAAGAGCCTTGGCTTCAGCAGCCTGTTGCTCAGGAGTGAGACCGTCAGAGGTGGTATCAAATGTGGATGTGGTCATTTAGAACTCAGTTACGGTGATGTCGCCAAAGCCAGCACTGCGGATCTTTGGCTTGATTGAATACTTGCCAGCACCACCATCACTGGTGCCGGTGACTTTCTTCTGGACTCCGTACTTAATGTCTTTGTCCAGACCAGCTTCAATTTCGGTGGGCTCCCAAGCCTGTTGAGTTTCGGGAGCGCCTTCATTGCCTTTGAATTCGCCCTTAGGCGTCCGTGCCCGGCGGCGGCTCGGTTTCTTCGGTTCCTGATTGTCCATCTACAAGTTGTTCTGTCATACGTTCGCCAACAGGACTCTTGGCGAGTTGCCCGATTTGTCCGATGACTTGTGCTTGTGCAGCCTGCTGTTGTGCCTGCTGCTGTTCTTGTGCTAGCTGCTCTTCAGTCTTGACGAGACCAAGTGATTCAATACCACTTGCAGCCGCTAGTCGTTTAATAAATTCAGTTGGATTGATATAGCGAGCAAGAGCTTCGGGACCCATGGTCTGTGCCAAGGTTCCTACGAATTCCATCAGTGCTTGACGATCCTGCCCACGTCCAACGCCGTTAAGACCGGCGACGATGGTAGGCATCACCAAACCTTTAGGAAGCGCAGGCAACAGCTTCTGTCGCCGCATCAGTTGCATCTTCCGTGTGAGGTAAGGAAGCAACAGAGTGGTGGTGAGATTGCCGTAGATTCCCGCCAACTGCTGAGACAACTCATTTTGGACGGCATTGACCTCAGCTGCCGTGGTGCGCTCACTATCACGCACCTCAAGGATGAGGAACGCTTGAGACAAACGTTGCGTCAGATTGGCGATCATGTCTTGGACTGTTTTAAAGTCCGCTGTCTTCCCTCCTGTTGTAACCACCGACACATCGTCGGCGCGTCCCTGGATAATGCTGCCGTTAGCACTATTAGCCAGAGATTGTGGCTTGGTAGTAGAGCTAGGTGATACAAGAAACACAACCTTTGAGGCTGCTGCTGTGCCTTCTACAAGAGACTTCATCAGTCCCTCAAGGCTTACAAGATCACCGTAAAACTCTTCCACGCGGCCTCGGCCGTAGCTCTCACCGTCAACACGGGAAAAAGTCAGTGGAAGCCAAGGGCTTGTATTGACTGGACTCGATGAACGAGAGCCAGGAATTTCTTTACCGTCGCACTCTTGATACCAGCGATGCTGTCCATCTTTGAGTTCGACGTGGGTAAGGACAACAGCATCATCTGTCTTGCCCTTGTTAGATCTGTTGGGGACACCCATTTTGGGGCCGTCCTCACCAGGCGCATTTACATTCTCATCAGGAGCTGCAGCTTGGAATTGCTTTGGAAGCATTTCCCTGTCAACAATCTCCTTAGTAATGATTTCAGTTACGTTGCCATCGCCATCACGGCAGACGACATAGCGGTCAAGAGGATAAACCTTCAGAGCTTTCTTCCCTTGGTAGATAAGGCAGTTGCCTGTCACTACCAGATGCTTCATAGCGTTATGCAGAGCCACACGATCATTAGATTCATTGACTTGCTGCATGATGATCCTCTCCATTTTATTTAGAGAGAGATCAATTTCAGAACGGACAGCATCATCGACGCCAGGAAGCTGGCTTAGTTCGCCGTCGTTGATCTGAAGCTTAAAGAAGGGTACGTTGATGGGGAAGAGTGCAATCAGCAATTTACTGCTGAGCACATTCGCTGAGCGGGCTCCTGTTGATTGATAAGGGGAATGCAAAGTTCCACCCTGCTCAAGACCATCCTCAGTGAGGAGGTAAGGCAGGGTAAGAACTGCACAACGTCGCCCCATATCCAGGAACTGTTGCCTCTCCGCTTCCAGACGCATTAAGCGCCCATACACAGAGCTTTTCATTTATCAGGTAGGGATATTGAGGCCAGTAGATCCAGTGCCGCCTGTGGCCGTAGCACCCAACTTTTTAGACAGAGGGATGCGCAGAGCGCTAGCCCCTTTGGATGCTTGCTGCAATTCCTTTCGTTTGGACTTGCGCTTCTTAACGATCGGCTGATCAGTGGATTGACCGTCAACCTGCACAGGTGGCGGAGCCGTCTGATTCATGTTGATTGGAGCAGGCGGGGGAGCTGGGGCTACAGGTGCTGCCTGCATAGGCTGCACGGGAGCAACTGGGGGCGGGGGCGGTGCCTGCTGAGGAGTAGGCAAAGGCTCTGGAGTAGGCAGAGGCTCTGGCTCTGGGATTTTTGGTGCTTTAGGAGCGCTACACATTGTCTAATTTCGCCAATAGATAATCGACAACACTGCGTTGACCAGATCGATACATGATTCGAGCAATGTCATCTTTGGGGTTTGGTGTGAATTGTGGATACATTGCATCTAGCTCTTCGATCAATTTCTTGATTGGCTCTTCGCCACGGAAGATTTCAGAATGCGTTAGCTCATCAGGCATATTGCGGGAGGTCGTTGTTGTTGGTCTCGAAGAACGCAGGCATAACGCTGCGGCGGGTGGCTCCCAAATCGTCAGCCTTGCCTCTGGTGTAGAGGTTGTCGGACTGACGGAGCCAGAAGTCTTTGTTGAGGTACTTGTTATCAGAGGTGCCCAGCAAATCCATAGCCCAGTGAACAGTCGCCTTGCGAAGTTTGTTCAGGTTGGGAGTGGACTTCAGACCAAGATCATGAGCAACCATTGCATGAATCGCAACATGAGTCTGCTCATCTCGGGACACATCGCTGGAAAGGTTAATCAATCCAGCATCGCCCGTGAACCTGTAGAACGGTAAGAGAACGAAGAAAACTGAACGTTCAAGGATTGCAGTCTTCAGGATCGGATGCTCGGGTGCCTCAAGCCATGCCTTGCGGATCATGACAGCTTCACGCTCAGCCTTCTCATCAACACCGTGGGCGTCGACGACATATTGAAAGCCGAGATCATGCTTATCTTCATCGAGCATGTTGGATTGAAGGGCTGGGATCACACCTGGATCATCAGGTAGATCTTTTTCCAGCCCTTGCTGCAACATCTCTTTGACGGGCAACTCAAGTGTGCGCAGGGCGAGGCACCGCTTCATGGTCTCATCAGACCCCTCAGCGAATGCCCCTTTCGTTACCTGGAGTGGAGTCCAAGAACGTTTCTTTTGAACAATTTTAGTGTAAGCAGACATTACTCAGCACAGGAAGAACAGAATTGCTCCTCTTCATCTAACTCAAAAATATATCGGTAATTATCGTCGTCGATAATCGCTCCTGCATCATCCTTTCGGAGGGTGTCAGGTAAGACCTGGAGTGAATAATAGAGAGAGGTTTGTGGTGATGCGAACCAATCTTGGATAAAGTTCTCATCCATGGTGACACAATCGGCCCACCAATTCAGAGAGTATCCATGGAATAGTCCGGTGTCGGTCATCATTTGAACCAGACCATTTGCCACTTTCAGGAACGAGTCATAACCGACTTCAGATGCAATCTCCACGTCGCCGTAGGAGACTGTCTGCGTACCAAAGGTGGAACTGACCCGATCAACTTCACGGTTGATGGGCGGGGCGATCTCTGGACAAGTGGTGTTGCCACGCAGGTCCGTATAGTTATACGAACAGGTCGCCGTTGGTGCGATGGTGAACGCACGTTCCATGCGATTGGCACGGGCAATACGTTCAGCAGCTTCGATACCTTTCTTCCACTCATTAGCGAGTAGAAGAGCAGGAGTATCGTATTTGATGTAAGGAGTTTTGTTGAGAGTAGCGAGGGCTTCACCAAACTCCTCGTAGGTGATGCCATGGATGGACAGGTGATTAGCCAGCCCAAGGATGCCCAAGCCGACCTGCCGATCCTCTTTGGGTGACAGGTAGTGCCCAGACTTATCCACGCCAGTGCGTCCATGAAGCTCGCACAACTCAGTCATACCCTGCTCAAAGGCAGGAACAATGTCTTCAATGTGCAAAGCCCCAGCGTTGACATGACTCAAAAGGCATGTCCCCTTCGATCTCAAATAGATCTCCAAACATACGTTGGAATAAATACGTTCACAATGAAGATCCCACTTCATCTTGGACAACCAGATGTCACCATTACGAACACCAGCCAACACAAGATCTTTGGTTTCTTGAGATGCCTCATTCCACATCTCTTCAGTGACATCTACACAGCGCTTAAGCCAAGGAAGTTCTTGACGACTAACTGTGAGATATTCATTGATGTCAGGATGACTGAGCGCACAATGACTGACCACCGCGCCGGACCTATATTGCCCGCCTCTGCGTAGTACCTCATTCAAAACTGAAAAAATTTTGAGGAAACTTACAGGCCCAGAAGCGATCAGGCCTTTGCCGTTATCGCTGCCCCGTGGACGCAACTTAGATACGTCAATGGCACAGCCAGCACCAAAGCGGAGAGCGTGAGCAGCGAAGGTGATTGCATCAGCAATACCATTTTCTCCGTCGTAGCTGTCCTCAATGGACATGACAGTACAGCTCACAGGAAGCCGTCCTTCAGGATTTTCTTGCCACGATTTCACGCGGCCTGTCTTTGCGATGAATTGTGCAGACATTAGATAAGATCAGTGAGGTAAGGGGGATGGTAGTGAGGTGGCTTGATTACTTTTCCAAACTCATTCTTCACAGGCTTGCCATCGACAAGCTTGGACATGTTGGATTCATACACCCGGTCCAATGCTTCATCGAGAGGCCAGCCCATAGCGGCTGAGTATTGAAAACAAACAAAGACCAAATCCGCTAGCTCTTTGAGAAGATGCTCACGGCTTCTGGGGTTTTGGATGTATTGGATAGCCTCAGCATGTGCCTCCATAACTTCCTCGTACTCCTCCGAAATCAGCCTCTGCTGAATTGTCGCTGTATCGGGATTGAATACACCAATGGGTTGTTCCATCAGATTGCGAAACTTGATCGCTTGACCCATTAGGTCGGGGTGTGGTGCTTTCATCTTGTGATGCGGTTTCAATAAGTTTGCGGAGGTAGGTAGCTGCCTTTGTAAGATCATCCAGGCGAGACTCACCATCTTTCTTTCCGGCGCGGGTGACGTATTTAATGATGTTGCCCTCAAGGAAGTTGAGGTCTTGAGAGACAATGAAGTCCCAAGGTTCAATCGACCCTTGGCGGTAGTGCTGTGGATTTGATTTGCTCATTAAGAACTTTTTGGTAAAAGGTTTCCATCCAATCAGGCCAAAGGTTGACACCATGCGGAATGTCCATACCTCTGTATGCCCGATTAGCTCTTAAAACGTTCCTCAGGAAGGTCAGCTCCTGCGGCGTCAAGTTCATGCCATGCGTCGATGATGTTGTTGAGCGTGTTCTTAAGAAGAAAGTTGTGCTTAAGAAGTGTTTGGCAAATCTCAAGCGTTTGCTCTGGACTTGCCTTTTCAATGTCACCTAAAAGAGTGGCAACTTTAAACTCTTGTTCAAGCGTCAGCTTTGTCACTGGAGGAGGTAGCGGTTTCATAAGGGCTATAAAGAATCGGGACTTGTTTTTCCTTATCCCAATCCTCTGCCTGCAGGATGCGAGCTAGTCGAAGGTTGCGGAGTGCATCCTCTTCTGTCTGTCCAGCTTTCTCGTAGGTCTCTACGATCACCTTCCAGTAGTTCCCATCCTTTACTTTTTCAAGGATCTGCTCAGCCTTTTTAGGGCCAACACTTTTACATCCTTTGTAGCCATCAGTGCTATCCCCTGTGAGACATTGCTCCCACAGTTTCATCATTGCGCTCTCAGGATCCTGTGTGAATTCATCCTTGAGGTTGTAAATGCGGCATGGGATTTGCAGCATGTCCTTATCAGGCGAGACAAGAACAAAGTTGTCGATGTCACCTTTGGTAGCCAAGATGCCTAGGACATCATCAGCTTCCAGCCCAGGTTTGATAACGCTAGGCCAGGTAGCCATACACCACTCCTTTAGTTTCTTGTAGCCCGCTGGCTTTCGCTTGTCCTTGCGAGACCCCTTGTAGTCAGGGTCGATGTCTTTGCGGAAGTTAGTGGTGTCGGTAAAACACAACAGCAGATCATCAGTGTCAAACCGTTGGCGTAGGTTGCGCCACTCTTGTTTGACTATGCGTCTGCCTTCCATAAAGTCGCCAACAATGACGGTGAGGTCAGGGTTGTACTCAAGCTCTAGCTCGGCCGCGGCGGCCGCTCGATACAGGAAATAATCTGCATCGACTAATAGTTTGGGTGGTTTCATTTATTAGTCCCAAAAAGATTCCCAGCCCTCTGGCTCTTTGCCTCGGGTCCAGCGAATCTCTTCAGTAAGAGGGTTGACGTGGATTACATGGACACCTTCTGCCACTGATGCGCCTGTGGATTTCCAGCACTTGTTTTGATAGCGCATGGATTTCACATCACACTTGAGCTGCTGCTCACCCTGTTGGAGGATGAGATCAACAGCTCCCGTGCAACCGGCGTTGGAATAAACCTCTGCGCCACGTCGCCATGCCTCGCGGATGACGTGCAGCTCCCAGAAGTCTCCTTTTCTATTTGTATCAGTGGCAATCGGCCCAGCTTTCTCCGATAACGGATTCAGCATCTAGTTCACAGCGGAAGTTAAATTGCTTCTGAACATCTTTCATTGCAGCTACCAATAAGAAGGCAGCTTGTTCAGCATGGTCGGGGTGGACGGAAAGCTGCTGTTCATCATGTATAAATCCCAGCGGTCGATAGTCAAGTTCAGCCTCTTGTAGAAGCTCATGACTCCTGAGCAGCCAAGCCTTACACAAAATTGCGCCACAGCTTTGCAGTAAATAATTAGTTGCTGCATAAGTTTTGTTCCCTAATCTGATAGGCCTTCCGTCTAAGGCTTTCAGTACACCTGTCTCCGCACGAGTTGCGATTGCCTTACTAAGTTCAGCAAAACCATCTAGTCCAGACATAATTGCTGAACGGATACGTTTACCTTCTTTAGCTGCATCTTGTTTAGATGCTCCGGCAGTCAATCCGATGCGAAAGTTCGATCCTCCATAGATCATTGCATAGGTTGTCGCCTTACCAATAGATCTAGGCGTGTTGTAGATTTCAGCCAACTTTGTGTGGATGTCACCCTCAACAACTTCTTTGGAGAAAGCACCACCATCGAACAAAGCTAAGTAATGTCCAAGGCAGCGAAGTTCTAGGCCAGAAGCATCAGCTCCAACCTGAACTCTTCCCTTACCTGGACCCCATAGCTCTCGATACTCACGTTCACTCGGGGTCTGAGCAACGTTCGGACGCATGTGAATTTGCCTACCCGTGTTTGTATTAAGAACACAGGAGTGGTGGATCTTACCCTTGACTGCAAGTTTGAGCCAAGAGTTTTGTCCCTCACTGAGCTGGCCTAGATGTTTTTGAAGAGTGAGGATACGGGCGAATTTTTTGGATTCGTCTGTTCCTATCTCCATCAAAATTTTTTCATCAATTTTTGGCCGACCTGTATCGGTCAATTCACGAGGCTTCCAGCCACGGAAGTTCTGGAAAGCAAATGCGATGTGTTGACGACTCGTCGGGTTGAACTCCTTAAGCCGTGTCATGGTCGCACCTTCGACATAACCCTTGTTTTGGTTAGGCCGTTTGGGTGTGAACTGACCACCATCCACCATGTGGAAGGTGTCACGCATCTGTTCGGATAGAACCTCCAGTTCAGACCGGAGCTTGCTTTCCAGCTCATGCGCCTTGCGTACATCAAAGTCCCAGCCCTCTCGTTCTTGCCATGCCATCACCTCAGCAAGGCGATGCTCTGTCTCAATACAGTCTTTGTACTGTTCCAGCTTTGGCTCGAAGAGTTTGCATAGCTCGACATTGACTGCCACGTCTTGGATGCAGTACGCCAGCATCTCTGCTGAATACTCAGACCAATCTGTAGTTTTGCCGAACTCAGACTTGTAATGTCCGAGGCGATAGCCCCAGCTTTCCAGTGATGCCCTGCCGTATAAGTTGGCGGGCATGTTGGCAGGCTTAGATCTAAAGTCCCGATCTAACAAGTCGGTAAAGAACAACCGACTGAGGATCAAGGTGTCATAGATCTTTTTGGGTTTGAAGAACGGGTAGATCTCTCTGATGAATTCAGTATCAAAGGAAAGGAAGTTGTGCCCCCATACCTCATCAGCTTCCATCAGATATTTGATGCCAGTAACGATGGGCTCATTGTCTGAGCCCTTATCGTCATAGCAAACAACCTGTCCCGTATCTAGATCCTGTGTGACTAAACAATGGATGAGTGGACTGTCTTGTCTAAGAAGTCCATTTGTCTCAATGTCAGCGCATAATCTCATAGGTTCATTGCCTTACATTCTTTTAGCTCATCATGAAGAGCGTCGTAGCAGGCAGTGCCACCAACCCAGCGATCTAGTTCTTGACCGAGGTCGTCGACTAGCAGCATGGTTGGAAACATATCGATCTCGTATGCGACAAGTAGAGCAGAGTGATACTCCTTACGCAGTACAGAGATTTGGTGAACTAAGTCCGGTTCCCTGGAGATGATTGATTCCAGGCGCTGAGCAACACGCCCACAGGGTGGGCAGCTCTGCTTTTTGAACAGAACTAGATGCTTCCTAGAAGTCGGTGTAGTCATCAGAAGATGAAGATGCAGCAGTGAGGGATTCAGTAAGACGGCCAGTTTCCTGGTCGAAGGTAAGGGTGCCAGCAGGGCCGGTGCGCCCGGTAAACCTGTTTTTCAACACGACAAGTTCAGCGGAGTTATCACCTCCACTGATGTCTCTTTGCACGGCAATGCAGACATCACAAAGTTGAACAATGGAATGCGATCCTCTCAACATTTGTAGAGAGATCTTTGCTCCATCCTCCGGACCTTTGTCACCTTGAGAGCGGCGAAGATGGGAGATAAGTATCATTCCGACACCAGTCTCTTCGCAGAATGAACGCAGCATTGTCATGCAGCGGTCAATAGTTTGTCTCTCATTGTCCATCTCTAATCCAGAGATAAGGATGGATAGGTGATCAAGAATGATCCACTTAACGCCGTGATGTGCGACTAGAAAGCGGATGTCATTAAGGATGCAGTCGAGATCAACACTCCCGAAACCATCCCGAAGGAATACGCGACCACCACCCAGACTGCTATCAAAAGCGGTTCTGAGTTCGTCTGTTGGAACTTCATTATTTAGGTGAAGTGGTTTGTTTGCTTTGATACTCATCAGCCTGAGAGCAGTTCTCTTGACTGATTCTTCGAGTGCGATGTAACCAACTGAACCGACATCTGCGTCTACTAAATGACTACAAATCTCGGCAGCTAGGGTTGATTTCCCGCTTCCAGAACCAGCGGTGAGCACCACAAGTTCAGACGCTCGCAAGCCGGAAGTAATGGAATTGAGAGAAGGGAAAGGATAATCAACATCGCTTGTATGTAGCGGTGTAGATACAAGATCAAAGAGTGTTCGTCCATCAACGATTGAAGCCGGGGTATAGGTTCGTTTATTCCAGATAGCTTGACGAATAGCCTCACTATCACCGGCTTGCAAGGCATCGCTCGCATCCTTGTACTCAGACAAGGAAGCTAGAAACGCCTTACCAAACGGGAATAATTGAACGCATTCTTCGGCCGCAGCCACCCCTGCATCGTCGTTGTCGAACATGAAGATGACTTCATCGAAGCCCATCAGGTACGGCAACTGAGCAGAAATAGCTTTTTTTGCAGCCTTGGCACCGTTGGGAACTGACAAAACAGGCCATTTCGGGCGGGCTTGCCACACGGAAAGGGCATCAAGTTCCCCTTCTACGCAAACGACAGACTTGCCACCACCAAATAATTGCTGTCCAAACAACTGGTTATCGGTGTTTTTGCCGTGCCAACGGAACTCTTTGTTAAGAGTTCTTTCTTTGTACCCAACGATTCGACCGGCTTGATCGTGATACGGAAACCGAATTACGGGACCTTGATCAACCCTGACGTTGAACTTCCTGAGCGTATCCTCATGAAGTCCTCTGGACTTGATCCCGGTGTAATCCCCTGAATAGTCGATTGTTCTAGCTCTTTGAGTTTGTTTGTGATCTGACCCTTCACCAGACGTGTAGGATCCGCAAGAAAAGCAATAACCGTGGCCGTCAGAATAGAGGCAGTAAGCATCACTGCTGCTGCAACTTGGACAGGGAAGGTGAGCTTGAGTGACGAAAGATTCTTGGTCATCCGTTGTCAACATCTTCAAGGATTTCTAAATATTCGCGGAGAATGTCGATGATTTCCACGAGGGGTGTGCCCTCCCGTTCCCGGTCATAAACCCAAGAATCGAGTTGATAGAACACATCTGTTTCAAGACTCATGACAGCCAGTCATCAGGAATGTTGGGATAAATGCACCACTTGAATCCATGCTTGTCGCACCAATCCGAGTAGCGAGTTTTAGAGTTACGGGTAAGTGTGTTGTTTCGTTGAAACACAAACCTCAGATCTAGGTCGGGATGTTGTTCCTTAAGAGCAACATGTTTCCGCCTTTCTGATGGCTTGAAGAATCCTTTTATCTCTAAGACAACACCATTCTTTAGAATAAAGTCTGGTGTGTATCGAGACTCCAACACATATTTAAACTTCTGCGCCTCATACAAGAAGGGAATGTTCTTGGATTCAAGTTGCTCAGCCACCCGCTCCTCCAATCCGGAGCGGAACTTAGGCATCAATCATCTAGGGCTTTTTGAACAATCTCCTCAACGATTTCAGTGACAGCACGAGACATTTCGTACTTGAAATCATTGCGGTCTGCCTTGTACTTGGTAACAGAAATAGGGGGCAACTGGATGTCCAGAGTGCCTTTGTAGATGCAGAAGTGTTCATCCTTGCTGACTACAAAATTGGTTTTAAGTTCACACATGGTCAGAAGTCGTACCCTCCAGCTGCAACAGGCTCAGTATTTGCCTGCTTTACTTGAGGCTCACTTGCCTTGAATCCTTCGGTTGTTCCGAACATTTCGACAACATCTTCAGTGGAAAGAGTTCCACTATCCGATGCACCATTCATGGCTACAAGTTCAATGACTTGCACACCCAGCACCTTAAGAGTTGTACCCTTCGCTGGCTTTGTGTACGGAACTTGTTGACAAATGATCTTAACTTTTGTCCCTTTAGCAACAGTTTTAAGGACACTAAGATCGAGAGGATCACCATTGGAATCAACAAATACAGGACGCGCACGGCCCGTATCACCGTCAAATGTGTAACTCACAAGGCCATCTTCGTTCCATTTTGGAAAGTTTAAGGCGACTCTTCCTGTTACTTTTGTTTCAATCCAGGCAAGCAATTCCTCTCGGTCTGCTTCTGCTTCTGCCATCACATCTGAAGGCAAAGTGAACTTAAAGCAACAGTTATTGTACTTGCCGGAAGGTTCACCTAGGTTGATGAACCCTTCCAGGGTAGTGCTAAAAACGTAGCGGTTTTTGGACATTTGGTGTTAAAGATCGAACTCTTTGTGGGATTTGATGTAACATTCCAACTCTTCTTCTGAGAGTTGTTTTAACTTTGGATCGCCATATGCCAGATACCAGGCATATTCTTCATCCGAAAGTTCGTCGATTTCCTGTTGAGATAGCTCCATGGGGCCACGGTAGATTCCTTGGTGTGTAAAACGTGTGTACCCAACCCAGTCATATCAATGAAAAAGGGGCCTTGCGGCCCCCGAGGTGTGTATTTTTAGGCAGAACCTGAAACTAGCGCGTCTACCAGATTCCGCCACATCCGCTGGCGCAACAGGGATCTCAAACCCCTGTCTGCCAAGAACATAGCAGTTGATGGTTTCAACCCCCCATTTGGCATGAGGGGTAGACGCGGTAGACCCTCAGGCTGCCCTAAAGATCTGCCCGTTGAGGTAGATGGCTCCGTCAGGAAGGACTACAGGCTCATTTGCTGCTGCCTTGGTAGGGGCATCAACAGGTGAGGGCAGAGATGCCTGAGCATCCATTGCCGCTTGGTTGTCCACGTCGCAATACTTCATTACGACTTCAAAATCCTTCCAGCCACCAACAGCCATCAGTTCACGAGGCTTCATCGTGCGGCCATACCAAGTTGCCCCGGTTGATCGCAACGACTTCCAAAGCACCTCGTCACCCAACATGCACTTGCGGCGCACGCGCTCAAAGCGACGTAGCAAGCGCTCACCATCTGGCACGCCACGGCTGTTAAGCCAATGCTGACCAAACACTTTTTCGTTCGGGTCATCAGCTTCATCAACCATGGTCTGGCAGATCTCACGGATGCGTGAGTGGATCGCTGTTGTACGGCCTGCCTCTTTGCCTTTGTTAATCAGACCTCTCCTCGGATCACCTCCGACGCGGATGTAACCCATTTCTAGATCGATGTCTTTGGCACGCAAGCGAAGCAATTCGCTTTGACGAACCATGGTGTAGGCAGAGAACAAGATGGCCTTTGCCAGGTACGGCATCTCAAAGAAATCATTGGCAACACGGGCAAGCTTTTCAACTTGCTCTTGCTTAAGCCAAACAACACTTTGAGGTGTTGGCTTTTCCTTGATCTTGAGATCAGGCATGTGGACGTTATGTCCACCAGCTTCACGGGTGAAGTTGAGCATGGTTGAGCCTGCTGTTATCACCTTGTTCAGTGTGCAGTTACTCATGCTCGGACGTTTCTTTTTCACATCAGCTTTGAGAGCATTCCACCAGTAGCCGTTAGCCATGTTGGTGATCGACTCATTGCGTCCGCAAAAATTGAGAACGTGTTGGGAGTTGTAGTAGTTCGTCTTAGCCGAAGCCTTGCCGGACCACTTGTGTTCCATGGTGTAGTCGTACATCTGTCCGACAGTGCGCAGCCGAAGTTTTTTGGAATCCTCGGCCTCTGCTGTGCGAACAGCTCTGCGTGTGGGCATGGGTCATGCAGCGGTGTGTACTAGGTGAGTATAACACGGTAGACTCGGATCTACCACCTGCATTTTAGTCGAATCCCTCTGTACAGAAGGTGAGTTCAGGAGCTGCACACTCTTCCAACCAATCGCCGAGGGCAGCGAGTGCCGCCCCCTTGTCGTATTGGTCCGTTGCGACGTAGTGCTGAATGCGTTCAACCATCGTTGAATTGGGTGCTGGTTTGAGGTCGTCCATTAGCAAAAGAAGTAATCGGATTCATTCACCAGATCGATGTCCAAGGTGTCCTTAATCAGGTCGTCGGGTACTTCTACCCCCACCTCATTGGCCCACTCTTGAAGCACCGGGTGCTTGTACATCTCGGCAAAGTGAAGCCGGATTTGTTCGCCCATCTCACGCATGTCACATGAGCGACCAAGGGTGCAGTCATGGATGACCATGAATGGCTTGTCCCAGTACGCAAATGTGTGGTGGATCAGTGCTGCATCTGCTGCGTGAACGACGTTCGGCGCGAGAGCGTTCTTGTGGTGTGCCTTGTCAACCTCACCTGCACCATCAGCCACAACTGAGGTGACGATGCTGCCGAGGAGACGTGTCTTGACTCGCTTTCCTTTTGGCTTGCGGAGGTCTTGTACAACCTCAAAGCCTGATGGCGATGTCCAGCGAATGACATCCTGTGTTTCAAGGATTTTGAGAGCTGAGCTTTGCAGCCAGTTCATTGCATTCACCGGGCCAGGAAAGATGGCCGGAATGGCTTCGTCGTAGATGGCATACACAATGTCGGAGAGCACACCAGGCTCAGAGAGATCTCTGCCCTGATCAACCAACTCCTTACGGATGTAGGCACGCGACGAATTGCGTGAAACTCCATAGGGAACCGTCATGCAAGTGCGCTTAGTCACCTTGCGATTCATCCAAGAATCGTGCGGCTTGTCGAGCAACTTTGCTGCGTATTCAGCCACTGTTCTGTACCCATCCATTGGCTTATCACCAGGCGTGAGATTCACGAGGCTTCCCCCGTGACCGTCAAGACTCATGGCGCAGAGGTGCTGATAGCCACTTTGAGTGGCGTCAACGCCCACTGGGAGCCCTGAAGTCCACTTGGTTTTCCAGATGCAACACCGTGCAAACTCGCAGCAGCTCGCCATGAAGACCCATGGCTCAGCCGCAACCTCCCACTCAGGAATGGTCCCAATCGGATCGCGTGCAATGCGTTCGATCAAGGGGAAGTTGTCGTAGGTCCAGTCGATGCGTGCATCCATGGACATCTTGTCGTTGCCGTATGCGTTGCTGACGTTGAACGCCAGGTAGTACGGGTCAACGACTCCCTCCTCTGAGAAGTAGAGGAGACTGCGATCAAAGTCCGTGCCCTGTGGATTCAGAGCGGTGTTGTTGTAATAGATGCGGCCACGGTAGTCCGCTGAACAGACGCAATAGAACGCAGGTTCATCGGCATACTTGTTCGCCACATACATCACTTCAGAGGTGCGCCAGTTCTTTTGTGCGAGCTGTGCGTTGTGATCCTCAATCTTGCGTCGAGCACGCTTGTACTCCTTTAGCTCTTCCTCTGTTGGGTGCTCACCTGGCGATGCAGGTGGGTCAATGAATTTGTCACAGCGGAATTTACCAATGGAGATTTGGTGC